CGACCAGGAGTTCTCCACCTGTGAAGGTGTTGAGTTTAATTACCATTACACAATTGAAGAATCTGGCTGTGAAAATCAGCAGCATTATATAATGCACGATTATGAACTTCCTTTAATCGTAATGGCCATGTTAGGCTTTATTCTTTTGTGGGCGTATTTAGCTTATTCACGTAGGTTTATTGTGCCCGCATTTAAGAGTAGAAGTCTTCATTTTTTGTTATTTTTGACTTGCCCTGTTTGGTTTCACCATTGGGGATCTTGTTATAAATTTTTCCTTTCCATTAATAGTCTCCATTTATTAATAATGTTTACGGAGTATATCCTTGACAGTCAAAGTGGTTACGGAAAGAGTAAATATGAAACACGCAAAAAGAATGACAAAAAAGCCCGCGATCGAAGAAATCGCGCGCAGCGAGAAAAAGAAGCTCGCATTCGAGAGAATAAAGAGAAGAAGCGTGTTCGTAACGCTAATCAACCTTTGAATTCTCAATTTGGCATTAAGGAAGCTGTAGATTTCACGTGTGATGCACCTGATTGGGTATTAGATAGTTTTGGTACCTATTGGTTGATGTTCCGTGATATTGCATCCGAATTTAACTTTTCTTTGCCCGACATTGCTTTTCCAGATTTTGGAAAATATTGGACATTATTTAAGGAAAGTGAGGTTTTTGCTGAATTATATAATATTCTTCGTATGATGATCACATTGGGATTTTTGAAGAAAATTGATATTACCTTTCGAGGAATGTCAATGTTTGTTTCTGAGCCATTACGCCAACAGGTCACTGTTATGCAATTGGTTGAGAAAATTGTAATCTTTGGTAAGTTAGTTCTTTCTAAAGCTATTTTGGTTTTTGAATCTGGAAACATTGATTTGTTTTTCCAAACAGAAGCTAGGAGTGTTTATGATAATGAATTTACTTTTATCACATCCCAGAAACCTCGAATTGATTTAGGCCGTAAGGCTGATATTGATGAAGAGACTTATGATCGTCGTGTTCATGAATGCATTGAGACCACTTTGTCATTATTGAACACTTGCAAGATTAGTGAAAGAGCTTATTACTCTACTCGTCTTGCACGTTTGCGAGAAATTCAGACATCCCGCACTTTGTCTAAGAAGGAAGGTATCCGTGAGAAACCTTATGGAATACTTCTTTATGGCGGATCAGGTGTTGGAAAGTCTGCGATCGCCAATGCATTAACGCGTTTTGTCCTTCAATCAAACGGATTTGATTATAGCCCACGTGCTGTAACTTCGTTGAATATGGAGGATAAATACCAATCGGAATTTTCTACTTACCACAAAGGAGTAATTTTCGATGATGTTTGCAATACTGCATTGGAGCGTACGGATGGATCGCCTACATTACCCATTATTATGTTTTTGAATAACATGACAATGGCTGCTTTGAATGCCAATGCCGATATGAAAGGTAAGGTTATGATAGAACCAATGGTGGTTGTTGCAACCACTAATGTTAAGGACTTAATGTCTAATCAATTGTCAAATGAACCTTTATCTATTAATCGTCGTTTCGAAGCTACTATTACTCAGCGTGTAAAGCCTGAGTATTGCAAGCCTGGAACGGAAATGTTGGATAGTTCGAAGATCGCCCATATGTCTGGAGATCAATTTCCCGATTATGCCACTTATACTGTTGAAGTACCCCGTTACATGGAGAATAAGACAGGTGACAAATTTAAGTCAGGAAGAACACAACATGTAGTTTTTGTACCTCGTGTATTTGAGGGAAAAGAACTTGTTGATGTTGATATCAAGACATTGTTACGTTTTTTGAAGGCCGACTCTGAACAGCATTTTGCTCATCAGAAGTCATTCGTTGCCTCACAACGTGAATTGGCCGATATGCCATTGTGCGAGTGTGGTTTGCCAGTTGGTATGTGTGATCCTTGTCCTTTGGATTCGCAAGCTGGTATTCCCAATGTCGGTGAGGTCGTTGAATACCTTACTGCTTTGGAGATTCGTATTATTGCATGGATTAATGCTATGTTACAGGCTCTTATGGTTTCCCGTTTTGGATCAGCTATTATTGCTTATTTTATGCGAGACAAAATGAGAGATATTGTTATGGGTAGCATTGGTTATTATCTTATTTGTGTTATTATTACACTAGGATATGATGCCTTCCAGCATGTGCGAGGATCGTGGATGATCCTTGCTTTTACGTTATTATACTTGCTATATGTTTGCATTCGTTTTAATATGGTCCGTCGTTCTGTGATTAAGAAATTTACTAATATTCCTTTACTTTCCACATACATTCGAGAGATGAGTTGGAATGCAAAGTTGAAAGTTATGTATTTTTTGATGTCAATTGGCATTTGGAAAATTTTGGTTATGCTTGCTAAGAAGTGGAAGACTTTACCTACTTCACAAGCCGCAAAACCAATTATTTTGAAACCAGATGCTAAATCATGGCAGGTCCAGACCGAGTTTTGGGATTCACATGCTCGTGAGCGTCAGTATCAATTTGGAGATGCTGGTATTACTGAAAAATCTCGTACTATTACCGTTGAAAATTTCACTAAGTTACTTGGAAACAGGTTAATGGTTGTTGAAAAGGATAATGGCGAATTTTGTAATGTTATACCGCTTAAGAGTAATGTTCTTTTGCTTCCGAACCACATGGTTACGTCTAAAACTCAGTTTGTGACGTTAACCAAGATTGGAGGACATACATTTAAGAACATGCCCTTGGATGACAAGGTTGCTGTGAGAATACCTGGAACAGATTTTGCCGTTTGGTATTGTCCGGGAGCAGGATTGCATCGTGATATTATTGATTATTATCCTAAGGATATTGAAGAAGGTAAGAAGGTTGAAGTTTTTACCATCTACAACAATGAAGGACAAATAGTTAAATTTTCGAACATGACGGCTATCCGTGGTAAAGTTGTCACAACCCAAGGAGGAATTTTCTCGGGATATAAATATACTTTTCCTGAAGAAACCTTTGGAGGATTATGTATGGCAACTTTGGTCGGTAAGGTAAATGGCATGCCATTTATCGCTGGCCATCATTTGGCTGGAAGGGGTTATAATGGAGCTGCCGGTGTTGTCACCAGACAGGCTTTATTAGATGCCATTTCCAAGCTTGATGAGAGACCTTGCATTATGGTTTCTCATTCTGCTTCTCCGTTGGATACAGAGAGCATGGGCGTTAATTTTGGACCATTGACTGCTCCTCATGATAAATGTATCACTAACGATTTGGAACTTGATGCCAAAATCGAAGTGATTGGAGGACACAATGGTTCCGCTCGTTCCACTCCAAAGAGTGCTGTAGTTACTTCTCTCATTTCAGTTGCCGTTAAGGACGTTATGGATATTGAGAAGAAGCATGGTAAACCTAAGGAGATGGGCGCTATGCGCCACAAGGAACTAGATATCAGTGGTAAAGTTGATACTGCCACTGAATTTGATTCCGAATTGCTTAACAAGGCTGTTATCGATTATAGTCTTAGTCTTGAGGCAATTCCTCCGTCAGAGTTAGCCAAAGTAGGTAAGATCAGTGATGATGTTAACCTTGCTGGACTAGATGGAGTGTTGGGTATTAATCCAATGAATTTTTCGACATCGGTTGGTTTCCCTTTGAAGGGACCCAAGACACAGTTTGTTGAAAAATCAGACCGCCTCGTTGAGGGAATTTCGTGCCCTCGTGATGTGGATCCTATGATCCTTGAAGAAATTAAAAAGATGGAAGCCAAGCTTTTGGCTGGTCAATCCATTAATACTATTTTCAAGGCTTCATTAAAGGATGAACCCACAAAACTCACGAAAGATAAGGTGCGTGTATTTGCTGCGGCAAACATGCCCTTCGTAATGCTTGTTCGTAAGTATTTTCTTTCACTCGCTGCTTTGGTGCAGCGCAACAAAATTGCTACCGAATGTGCTGTTGGTACTGTTGTTCAATCACCTGAATGGACAGAGTTATTTGAGCATATTGGTAAGCATGGTTGGGAGCGTGCCATCGCTGGCGATTTCGCCAATTTTGATGGACGCATGAGCCCCCAATTTATGTTGGCTGCTTTTAAACTTTTGATTAAGTTAGCGGAAAAGAGTGGAAATTATGATGAGGAAGATCTTACCATTATGCGTGGTATTGCCACTGAGATTTCTTATCCGACTTATGATTATTTTGGGACTTTAGTTCAGTTTATGGGATCAAACCCATCTGGACATCCTTTGACAGTTGTTATTAACAGTTTTGTTAATTCTCTTTACTTGCGTTATTGCTGGTATGCTATTGCGAAGGAGAAGAGATGGTGGAAAGTACCACCTTTCAACTCTAAAGTTTCAATTATGACTTATGGCGACGACAACATTATGACAGTAGCAAAAGGATATGATGATTTTAATCATACTGCTATTTCTGCTCAGTTGGCTAAGGTAAGTATTAATTACACTATGGCTGACAAAGAGGCAGAATCTGTACCTTACATCAATCTCAGTGATGCTTCATTTTTGAAGCACTTTGCAGTTTGGGATGATGAATTAGGTTTATACAGATCTCCTATTGAGGAGGATTCGATTTCAAAGATGTTGCACACACACTTGAAGTCCGAGGTTTTATCCATGGAACAATCAAGTGCTGAGGCAATTCAGAATGTAGCATTGAAGTATTTCGAATTTGGCCGTGAGGTCTACACCAAGCGTGTTGCTCAGTTGGAGCAAGTTGCACGTGATTCTGGTATTCAGGGTTACGTTGGCCCGATCATGAGTTATGATGATCGGCTCGCTTGGTACCGTGAGAAGTTCGACCTTTAGGTCGGCTTCATAAGCCCGCCCTGGGGGCTTTGTACCTTGGGCTACCGTGGCTGTACGGTGGAAAAGCTAAAAACAGTTGTTTGTGTTTGATTAACGCATAATTTACTAGGTTCTGCATTACCTAGATATTATGGACAGCTACACAAATAGTCATTGTATATATATATCGTTATTTAGCGATGGGGTGACGCCCAACAAAATAGCACTGTTATGTTGTCGATTGATGCACCGCACATAATATTGTATAAATTGCATTTCTAATTTTACTACAATTTTTGAGGACAGTGCCCTCTATAATAACACTGATTTTAACGCCGCTTTGCGGGATATCCATCGTGTCGAGTTTTCCGATGAATTGGATGAGGTGGAGTACCTCAGATCTCGTAATAGAGAACTAAAACTCAAATTAGCCAAGAAGTATAGACATGTGTCTCAGTTGGAGAGACGCATTGCGCAG